GGTTGCGTGACAAACAAAAGTCCGAATAGCAGAGCCGCCGTACTGAGCACAAAAGTGATTGCCAAGGTAACGCCGACGATCAATATTAGGCGGGCTTTAATCTCACCGTTTGTGAACCTTCTAGGCATCAGAAATCGCCCTCAGGGACCATAAGTCGAACGGTGACTGTGCCTGTGGTTGTGACCGCATACAACGAGTTTTGTGGTGGCAAGATCATCATCGTAATAACGTCTTTTTTGGTGACGAGTCCTGTTGTCGTGGTGACTGCTGATCCGCCGATATGGACATCGTTTCCTGTTGGTTCAAGGTAAATGGTGCGGGTCGCGTTGGCGGTTTCGGCTACCAAAAGTGTGGGGCTGGTGGTGACGGTGATAACTGAGGCGATCATGGGTTACATCTTTCTGCGGTTGGGTTTTCTTGACAGTTGTATCGAGTGCGGTCACTGCAACTGGTGACGACGAACATGAGGACAATGGCAAGACCTGCGATGACAATTAGCGTTTTCATGGCCAAGAACCTGCGCCAGTGCAAATGTCGTTGTCGGGTCGTTCATCAAATGGTTCTAATTTGATTCCGCAACCGCCACAAAAAATCTCGTCAGGTGTTCCGCACATGTCGTATAGAACACCGTCGTGACTGCAGTCTTTTTCTGTACATTTAACGCTAATCATTATGCCACCTCGTAAATAATTGACATGCTTACACCGTCGCCGTTAGCCAATGTCATCGCTGGCGAGTTAGCACCCATGTTATTGGTTGCGCCGTAACTCAACGCTGCTATTGCTGTAGTTCCAGAAGTAATTGCTACGCCTGTGTACCAACCGACACCACTGTCTTTAATAACAAACACGCCAACACTACGAAAATCTGAGTTGAATAAAGCGTCAAGACCTACGGGCAAACTGATCGTGACAACGCCGTTAGCGGCACCAGCACTTGTCACTGTCGCCGCCACTTGCACGATTACATTTTTGTTGATTCGTGCATATTTGGCGTAAATAATGGTGGCAGTTACAGTTGTAGCCCCACCCTTAATAGTTGGTGTATAAGACTCCCAAGCGGCCCCGATGGTGTTAAGCGTCGCCGCAGTCAACACCTGCCCGCTAGTTGTTCCTGCTGTCCACTGTGTAGCCATAATTCTCCTTCACCAGCCGAGTCGGCTGGTATCCAAAATACCGTAAACGGTGTCGTCAAGTCTGAAATACTGATAAAACTCTGCGCTACTAAAATAGAAAGTGTATTCAGTTTGTCCCGGTACAGCGTTCACAGCAAAACCTTCACAAACAACCTCGACGCTAGTTTCTGATACATCGCCTGGTTTTAACCATTCAATAATGGCTAAAGACTCACCATTTTTGAGCATTTGAACAAAGTCTTGCAAAACAGTTTGAGGTGGCAAAGTGCCCGGAACAATCCCTGTAGCAGTTGTGTCTAAAACAGTTATTTCGTACCGAAAGTCTGTTGGGTCGCCTTGCATAATTGCCAGCCATGAAGCAAGTCCAGCGGCTTGTGTAGTTGTGTCGTCAAGTGTTGAAACAGAATATGCTGACGGACCGTACGCAGTAATTGAAGCACTGTTTTCATTGTATTGTTCAGCGACAGGTGACGAAACAGACTGGGGCACAATTGTTACCTGATTCATGAACTGGTCGCCTAATTCGTAGCGCCTAAAAGTTGAATACGGAATATCTGTGATTGATCCTGCAGTTCTTGAAAATGTGTAACCGCTTGGCTTGCCAACATATTGACGACCAAGAAAGAAAAAGGCGTTGTTACCCGCGTCCCACAATTGACCTTGCTCTGTTGAAACTAACAAGTTTATTCTGTTTAGCCAAGTACCGACATATTCGTCTGTTGTAGCGTTACTGCTTGAACCAAAACTGAAACAAACAGGGATAACGTTTTGGTCAAAAAATAGTTGTGGCAATGTCATCTGACTACTAACAGAGCCGTTAAATGTTAGGTCTAGATTAAACTTTCCACATTGCGCTAATGGTCCAGCACAAATAATTGTGGCAGTTGACAAACCCTGATTTGTTCCTGGTGCATCGTTGTATTCAACAGCGACAACTCGACCAGCCAATAACAAGGCATTGTTTTCATAACCTATTTGGACAAACAGCCCTCGAACAAACAAAGCACTTTCGTCATTGTTGTTAACAATCGTAAAACTAAATGTGGCACCTGCATACTGGTCAATATAAGACTGGCGACCATTACTGCCGTTAAACGACAAGATTTCGCCAGTGTAAGTTGTTGAAACTCCAGGAATGGAAGGCTGAGTAATAACTTTAAAAACTGTGCTCACTGGATACTCACAGGTAACGGGCCAGAGTTACGAACATACTGCTGCAAGGCCCGAACAATACTGTTCGGATCGCCACCGGTGACATTGACCGTGATGTTGGCACCCCCACCTAAAGCATGATTCGGTGTGATACTTCCAGACGCGCCAGGCGTAAACAACTCTGGACCCTTCTCACCCACAATGTAGGAACTGCCGCCTGACACAGGACCGCCTGAGGCTTTGAAACCGCTGAAGTCCAATCCAGCAAGAGACGACAAGTTTGCTGCGCCAGCCATAGCCGCGTACGGGTCGCTGACATTGCCGTACGTCTTTTGAAACGCCTTGATTTGACCGATCAACAATAAAGCGCCTTCTAGATCGCCTTTGTCAACAAGCACCTTAACTTTGTGCGACGAAATGTCGTCCATGTTTAAAGCGAGGTTCATAATGTCCGTAGTGGCTTTTAACAACTGTTCACGATACGCGGCAATGTCCTCTGTAGAACCAGTGGTGAACGCTTGTGCAGCGGCCGTACCGAGTTCATCTAAAGAGGTTCGAGCGTTGTCAATAGCGACATCGGTTTCTAATCTGCCGATTAAGTCTTGCCAGGCCCGATCAATGTTTTGAACTTCTTTCCATGTGTCGTTCAAAGTAATTTTGAAAGGGTTTAAAGCATCGCGATTTGCACGTTGAATTGCACTTTTAAAATTGTCAGTGTTAATTCTGTTGTCATTTAAAACGCCCGCAAGATCACTCAATTGTTCCTCAGCCTGCGTACCGTTGCCAACAATGTCTTTGAACAGTTCGGTGACCTTTTCGTCAAACTCTAAAGCGGCGGTTGCACCTTGAGTCAAAAAGGTGACCATTGGAATTAGTCGTTGACCAGATTTCATTTTGAGATCATCAGCAGAGTCACCAAGGCCGTCCATAGCGGCGCGATACTCGCGAGCCATTCGCAGTTCGTCCTCAGAAATAACCTTCTGTTCCGAAACCTCTTTCAAAGACGCGTTTAAATCGTCTGCGCCCATTTCAATAAGTTCGGCCATTGACTGCCAGCCCTTACCAAGTAACTGTGCAGCGACCTTCGCTTTTTCGGCTGGGTCTTTAATCTTTTTAAGCCGGTCAATCGTGTTAAGGAATGTCTTGTTGACGTCTAACGAACCGTCTTTGAGATAAACAAGATCAACGCCAAGATTACGAACTTTGTCAGGGTCAGCACCAATCGTTTTATTTAGACGACCGATAGCACCTTCAACGGCGTCAATCGGGATACCGATATCGCCAGCCGCTTCGATATAGCGTGACGCGTCCTCAACGGCCAAACCTGTCGCATCAGCAAATTTGCCCGCTGAAATTGCAAGATCTTGAAACGCTGCCATTCCGTCAAGTACAAACTTGCCGACTGCAGCACCAGCAGCGAGCGCAAAGGTTGCAGCGTTGGCTTTGACCGCATCAAAGATTGCAGTAGAGCCAGCCTTAAACTTCCCTAGTCCACCCTCAGCGTTAGCAACAGCAACCTTAAAATCACCAAAGGCTTTTTGAGCGTCTTTAATTCCTTTGTCTTGTAGATCGGTAATGATTGGGATGCGGATTGCCATTAGAGAAACACCGCCTTCTGCAATTGATTAATTCGTTTCATGACTTCATCAACAGACTGTTTCATTTCGGCTTCAATTGCGCCAGCATTGTTTTCGTATGCGCGCCACATAATGCGAGGTCTGTCAGCCAAACCGTTTAAAGCACGGCCTAAAGCGTTGTTGTTGTTTAAGCCTGCGTAGTCAATGACTGAAGCGGCACCGTCTTTGTTCACAATAGTAAGAACGGCGTCTTTCTTTTTAGAAAGTGACGTCTCAATCTTTACTCCTCTAACTGCCTTGTCTTGGACATAAGGGAACAACGGACGACCACCAGGAGCCCAAGCACGACTAAGACCAGACGGTAAACCGCCATTGTTTTTAGTTGCGTCCTCTGCTGGATACAGGCTTTTAGCCTCATCCACGGCAACCTTAAGAATCTTTTTAGCGTCCTTAAAGAACTCCTTTTTAACCTCAGGCTGAATCTTTTGGAGGACCTTCAAAGTAGATTCGAGTCCTTGGACTTGCATCGTCATTTGTTCCTCTCCTTCAGGATTTCAGCGACTGTCGAGAGGTCGTCAACATCAAACTCTACCTCATTTGGGAAGTACCCTGTGAGGACTAGAAGTTGCGCTAAGGAGTGGCGGAAACTTCCGCTGGGATAACTTTTCCCGCTTCACTGTTCACGATCGTAATGTCCACAAGTTTGTTAACGAATGACTCAAACTCCACCGGAATGGACTGGCCGTGTTCGGTCTGTGATTTGGCTGAATGCCATGCCATGAACGCCATGTCCTCCATGCCGAAATTGTCGGCAAGGTCACTGGTTTTCATTTTGAACTTGCGTTCCCATGCAACAAGCGTTGCAAGCGTTGTCGTGATCGTGGCGTAGCCGTAACCGATGTCGAATCGAATCGTTAACTTCATGTCGGGTCCTTTGTTCGGGGTTTGTTAGATCAGGCTTCAGACCAGGCGAACGTGCCACCCATCAGGGTGATGGAACAAGTACTTAATTCTCCAAGCGTATAGACGACTGGTAGCGAAGGTAGGTAACTTCCGGTCAAGGTACCTAGGGGATTTGTTGCGCTGACAGCAGCCGATGAACCTTTGATGGTCACGGTCGTGATGACAGTGCCGACAAGCGACTTGAGTGTTGCGTAGGTTTCCGAGGCGGCAGTTGACCAATAAAGGTCGAGCGTCAAAGTGTTGTTTTGCAAACCACCCACGTATGCCACAGCGGTACTGCCGAAGGCATTTGCCTGTAATTCTTGGATTGTCTGACTCAATGTTGCAGCAGTACATTGGTCCGAAATATCCACGGCACCGATGGAGATGACTGGGTTAGAAAGATATGTTGAAGTTGCCATGACGGATCAATCCTTTGTGTTTTTGGTCGCGTCGGGCTTTGTGGCTAATTTAGCACCCTTACTTGGGTGGGTGTCGGAACGCTGAATGAATCCGCCAGCGAGCAACCACTCAATGTCATCAGACGGACCAGCGACAAAAGGTGTGCCAATCTCGCCGACTCGAATTGAACTGATGATGTAACGATCCATTGGTTTATCCGTTCTGTGCTTGTATCGGGATGATGAGTTCGTATCCGGCGTAATCTGCTCCGCCGACCGTAACGACTTTTGGTGATGCTGACATGACCGCAACATTTTTAAGTACCAGAGCAGACGTCAGATTCAACAGTTGGCGAAGTGCGTCTAGGTTGCCTGGGCCGTTGCTGATCAGTGTCACGGGGAAAGTCATTTTGACGATGTTGTAGTTGAACGACTCGACGGTCGGAGCATCAATAAAAGCGCAAGGT